TAAATGGCGTATGCCCCATCCCGCTACGATGTTCCTTCTGCTAACAATGGCAGTGGTCTTTCTTTCATGGATATGCGATATCTATGGGTTGAAAGTGACATTGCCACAAACAGGTGAGGACATCCGTGTACAAAGCCTGTTGAGTCCCGAAGGAATCCGTTGGTGGTTGCGGAACGCTATTAAGAATTTCACGGGCTTTGCTCCGTTAGGTATGGTGATAATTGCTATGTTTGGATTGGGAGTGGCACAACATTCCGGTTTTATTGATGCATGTATCCGCATGGGGGTGGGAAACCGACAGGAAAAGAGGAAGATCGTCTTGTGGGTGATTGTACTTGGCTTGTTGTCGAATGCCATTGGTGATGGTGGATATATCATTTTATTGCCTATTGCTGCTATGCTGTTTCAATGGGTGGGGCTTCATCCGATTGCAGGGATTGTTACGGCTTATGTTTCCGTTGCGTGCGGGTATAGTGCTAATATTGTATTGAGTACGATGGACCCGTTGTTGGCGCATACCACGCAAGAGGCTGCACTGGCACAAACGGGTTATCAGGGGAATACAGAACCTCTTTGCAATTACTTTTTTATGAGTGCTTCAACGGTGGCCATTACGGCTATTGTGTATTGGATTACTCAAAAATGGCTTCTTCCTACGTTAGGTAAGTATGAAGGCAGTATGAAGGTGGTGGCTTACCATCCTCTGTCTCGTAAAGAGCGGCGTGCCATTATGATTTCCATTGTTGTGGCAGCTATCTATGTGGCTCTTATCTTGTGGCTTACTTTTTCTTCTTATGGAATTTTGCGGGGTGTGAATGGTGGTTTGATGCATTCGCCTTTTATTGCCGGTATTTTGTTTTTGCTTTCTTTGGGAGCAGGTATTACGGGAATGGCTTATGGATTCAGTTCCGGACGGTATCGCACTGACAATGATGTGATTGAAGGACTTACGCAGCCAATGAAGCTTCTTGGAGTGTATTTCGTTATCGCTTTCTTCGCTGCGCAGATGTTTGCCTGTTTTGAATATTCCCATCTGGATAAATGTCTGGCGATTATGGGGGCTGACTTGCTTTCTTCGTTTGAACCGGCTCCTTTGTCTGCTCTTGTTCTGTTTATTCTGTTTACGGCATTGATAAATCTGATTATGGTATCTGCTACCTCCAAATGGGCTTTTATGTCTTTTATCTTTATCCCGATGTTTGCACAGATGGGAATTGCTCCGGATATAGCACAATGTGCTTTCCGTATCGGAGATAGTTCGACGAATGCCATTACTCCTTTCTTATTCTATATGCCTCTGGTGCTTACCTATATGCGGCAATATGATAAGCAGATTACGTATGGTTCATTGCTGAAATATACTTGGAGATATTCATTAGGCATCCTGGTTGTCTGGACATTGCTGTTTATCGTTTGGTATTTGTTGAAAATACCGATGGGATTGTAGGGTTAAGGAATGATTGCCGGGCTCCGGTTTATCTGATTGGAATTTTGTTTTTCTGAATTAATCGCTATATTTGCACCGTTCCTTAAAGAAAGACAACGAATGAATCTACCAGAAATCTCTGAAAATCTAATTGAACAGTTAAATCACGGTAATACAAAAGCATTTGATAAAATCTATCATACCTACTACCTTTATTTGTGTGCGATAGCTGTTTATTATGTGCATGACAAGAGGGTGGCAGGGGAGATTGTGAATGATGTCTTTGTCGCTTTTTGGCAGAATCGCCACCATATCACTCACCCGGCTCTTCCGTACTTGCGGCGTGCTATTCAAAACGCAAGTATTAGTTATCTGCGTTCTTCCTACTTCAACGAAAAACAGATGACGGAACAGATGGAAGAAATCTGGGCTTTTCTCGAAAATCATATTCTTTCTTCCGATAATCCTTTGCAGGCATTGGAGCATAGCGAAATGAATACCATCATCATGAAGAAGGTGGAGGAATTGCCAGCTAAATGCCGTGCCATATTTAAAGCAAGTTTGTATGAGGGTAAGACATACAGTGAAATTGCCGAGGAGCAGAATATTAATGTGACCACTGTAAGAGTACAGATGAAAATAGCATTGACTAAGCTACGCGAATCACTGGGTACTCCTTATATGATAGCTATTTTGATGTTTCTCTAAAAAAAATCGCTTTTCTTTTAAACGTTTCTTTTTTTATTTAAGGGGGGAAAAACGAAGCGTGTCAATATGTGGTCGGCCTGAAAATGGCTGATTGCTTTGGTTGTCAAAGTGTTAGGGTGGAGTAGGGGAGAATGGGCTGCAAAAACGAAGCGTTTACATCGCTTTACATTGGGCTTACATTTGAGCCCCGTTTGAACGCCGTTCAAATGAAATGCTTTACATTGAAGGTGGGATAGGGGAGATTTCGGGAGTGCTATCACCGATTGTTCTTCATAAGCCTTTTCTGATCAGCTCTCATGTACAAAGATAGTCAAACGGACCGGTTTATGCAAGTAGAGTAGGGGAGTGCATGACGTATTTCCACTTTTATTTTATCTAAATTATTCCATATACGATATATTTAGTATATTTGCAATAAAATAAATGCCATATATTATGACTAAAGTTATCCATGTGCACCTGATTTATGAGAAGAAGAACTTCTATTTCGGCAGTATTTCTGCCATATTTGATACTTTGACCGAAGGCCAGGTCGGCATCACCAAAAGCAGCCTGTTACATGCCGGTTTGACCGATGGAGCCGTAAAATACACGAAATGTGCGATGATTATCCAGTCACACCTGATAAAGACTACCAGAAAGGGCTGAAACAGCCTTAAAACGTCCATAAAGCCGCTTTTTGCGGCTTTTTTTGTTGTATTCGTGTCGATCCACATTCAAATAGTATATCATAGGAAGTTACTTTTTATTTGAATGGTTTGAACGGTTGGAAAAATGGAGAGGTTATTCACTTGCTTATTCATTAGGTTATTCATTTTAGCCATTACAAAAACGAAACGTTTCGATAGCTTATTCGTTTGCTTATTCATTTTTGCTGTTTTTTTTTGTGAATGGTATGTATAAACGCTATTTTCGTACCGTGTTTTTTGCTTGTTTCAGATTATTGAGGGGAGTGAATGTAATTTTGATAATATATATTTACTCCCCTATATTTTAATTCATTGCTTTAAAAATCAGCATTTTACTACTTTTCACCCCCTTTACCCCACAAAACGCATCTTAGACGGCATCGGCAACTGTAGAATTGCTTGCATCTGAAACACGCCCCGCGCTTTCCTGTTTGAGTTGTACGATTGTTTGTTTGAGTATTCCTATTTCTTCTGCCTGTTCTTTTATTGTTATCTGCTGTTCTTTTATAGTAGATAGAAGTTTGTCGAATATTTCAGGAGAAAGACCTTGGTTATCACCGGGTTTTTCATTATCTTTATTTTTAGAAACACAGTTTGTTTGTATGTGTTCTGTCGATGTTGGTCGGTTCGTTTTTGTCATCTCTCCCCTACCAGTTAGAAGCCATTCTGTATTTATATCTGCAAACATGTTTGCAATTGAGAGGAGGATGTCACTACTAACCTCTGGATATTCATTATTCCTTTTATCCAGATTAAATACTCTATTAAGTTTTTGAGAACTTGATAGATGAATCATCTCGCTAAAGCGCTTTACGCTGCCATTAGCATAGAAATCGACCAACTGTTTTACTCTTTCATTTACGGCTGGTAAATGTTTTATTGAAAAAATGTTTTCACTTTCTCCCATTTTATTTTTGTTTATTGAAAACATGTTTGTATATTTGCAACGTGTTCAAAGTGTGAACACCGCCCCAAAGCTACAAAAAAGGCTTGAGGTGACAATGAGAAATATAAAAAGAAGAAAAATAGAAGGTTATGAAACGGTATTATTTTGAATTGACAGATCGGAATTATAATGACCTGGGGGCTTTTATTCCGGATGGGTACAGCAAAGAAGTGGCTGTCAGGCAAGCAAAGAGGTGGATGGCAGAAAACAGTATAGTATTAGCCACCCTTATCGTGAATAGCCTAAGAACATCTAACGTGTTGGATGTAATTGATATTGATATACTTAAAACGAAGATATAATGGAAGCAAAATTTAAAAAGGGACAAAGTGTGAGAATCACCAAGAGGAACGGTGAAGTCATTGATGGTGTAATCCGCGACTGGGACTATAACATTTGTACGTTCGTGCGGGAATATAATGTCGATTATATGAAAGATGGCCAGGTTTGGACTGTGATATGTGTTCCGGAGGATGCCATACAAGAACTCCGATAGATTTCCGGGGCGGTTAGTTCAGTTGGTAGAACACGCCAAATTCCCGCAAGGGAGAGGCTATGGTCCGCGGTTCGAGTCCGTGACCGCCCGCTACAATAATTTAACTTATCAGCGAATTATGAAAGAGAGAATAGTCGTAGAATACAGCGAGGTGGGTAAAATAGCCGGTTTACTGGGTTGTTCCCGGGAAATGGTTTCCCACTCCCTTGCATTCCGCAAGAACAGCAAGTTGGCCCGTTCCATCCGCAAGCTCGCTATCGAGCGCGGTGGAACCAAGGTAGGTGGTAACCCTCAGAAGAAGGAAAGCGATGAAAAATGAGTTGATAGCATTGTTCGGTGACCAGCTGCGCTGGTTTATACACTTGAACTGGAAGCAGCGTCTTTGCGTGCTTTACTTCTGTCTGAGTTTCGGGATCCTGCTTTCCCTGGTCTTTGACCACCCGCTGCTGGAGCTTCTCGTGGTGCTGAACTTCGGGGCTTCGGCGCGGCTGATGAAGAGGCAAGTCCCTTTGAATGATTTGGAGGACTAATAACAGAACGGGAGATGGAATACTTTGATAATATATTGTGTGTAACTTACACGGAGTTACTGGATATAATGCCCAAAGGTACTTTGAACAGCCAGTTGTCCCGGGATAAACTTGACGTCGTTTCCCGTGGCGGTGGTGAAGGCGGCCACGCCTTGTATGCCTATTCCTCCCTTCCCGAGAAATACAAGAAACGTTGGGTTGAGCGTCATGGCGAACCCGAGAAACAAATGAGACAGGAAATGATTCGTAACATAGTGAAGAAAGACGAGAAGGCCGAACGCTTTTTTGAGGAGTACCGCTACGACAAGAACGGTGAGATGGTCGCTCTTCCCGTAGATGTGAAGAAGGAATACACTTGGAATGCCTCGGTACTGAACGCGCTGATGGAAGAGTTCAAACGCTTGAGTTCATCCAATAACAAGCTGACCGGTTTCCGCCGTAACCTTTGGGAGCTTCTGCT